ATATTGGGAATTTAGTTTCAAAGAAAGTAAGGCATCACATGTAAAAGGTGTGAATACTTTTGTTAATATCGCACCACAATTTTATTTCACACCAAAATATACATACATTAATTTAGACCCTGTTTTTTTTCAATTAAGAGATGTTCAAGACTTATTAGATGTTTTACCTAAAGAAATCGATTCTGTTTATAATTATAAGAATGAAATGATTTATATATTAAAGGATGATAAAATTTCTGGTATAAATCTTAAAATGTATGAATTTTTTAAGTTTAACATCCCTAATCTTTTAAATAATATCCAAGATAGAACTAAATCAACAATATCCGATATTGATGGTAGTTTTTATCAATCATATTACAAAATCTTTCCAAATTTTGAGTCTCTCAAAAGATATCTAGTTACATTATAGTCAAAATGAATTTTTCATAGTATTTATAATAAATAAATTATAGGTACTATGAAAAATAATATAAAAAAAGCACTTAGTGATTTTGTTGATGCTCCTGAATCGGAAAACGAAACAAAGACAAATAAATCAAAAAAGGTTGTCCTTGATGAACGTGAAGGTTTAATTGAAAGAGTTGATAAACAATATGTTACATCGGATGGTCGCATGTTACTAAGAGAACAATATTAATTTATTCGACAAATGACAGATCAAAAGAAAACAAAACTTTCTGAAGAATATTTGAGAAAGTTTAAGCATCGTACTGGTTATGTAATTAGCGAATCCCCAAAATACCGTCCATTAGTGACGAGTAATGAGGAATTTGATGAAGTTCCTGTTTTAACTAACGAAGCTGGTGAACAGGAAGACCCAAAAAAACCAGAAGGTCAAATACCACCAGCACCATCTAATGATCAACCACAAGGTGTTGAAACACCAACACCAACAATTGATGCTGAAATGGGTGATACCCCATCTCCAGAAGCTGGTTTACCACCAGAAGGTGAAATGACTAGTCCTATGGGAGAACCAGATGCAATGGGTGACCCTATGGCTAATCCTATGGGTGCTCCTGAACCTGAAAATCAAGTTAATGATATTCAAAACGAAATTATTAAACATAATATCGAAGCCATGAAAGGTATTCGTGATCAGTTAGCTGGTTTAAATCAAAGTATTGATGGTTTAAATTCAAAATTAGCTGTGTTAAATGCTGATGTTGAAGAAGTTAGAGAACCTAAAAATGGTGAAAAATTAATGAATAAGACTAATGTAAGTTATCCTTATTATTTTAATTTAAATGATTTTTGGCAAGACAATTGGTTTGAACAAAAACGTAGTGCTGAAAAAGATGGTGGTGTAAAAGAATTACCTGACGGTTCATTTGTTGCTGACTTTGATGATTTACCACAAAAGTCTAAAATTGATGTTCAGGATAGTTTTAATGATATTTAATTATGAAAGTATTTCATCAATATGGTAGTAAAGAGAGACTCTTTGAAATGGTGAAAAAGGTTAATCGTCTTAATGAAGAACTTCTCCCAAGAGAGGAAAAAAATAAAATAATTAACAAATTTATTAAAGAAGTTTGTGAATATTTGGGTGTTAATGATGATAAAATTGAAATTTCTTATGACCCAACAGAGGCAGCAGAAATGACTTCTTTTGGTAAGAATACACCGAGTACTGGAATAATTAGAGTGGTTGCAACAAATAGGAATTTAGCTGATGTTTTGAGGACATTAGCACATGAATTAGTTCATCGTAAACAAAAAAATGAAGGTAGACTCTATATGGGTGCTGGTAGTGATGGTAGTGATATTGAAAATGAAGCAAATTCGGAAGCAGCAATAATAATGAGAAGGTTTGGTAAATCTAACCCAATAATTTTTGAATAAAAAAAATAGTTATGAAAATATATAACCAAATTGGTAGTAAAGAAAGATTCGTTGAAATGTTTCAAGGTGTCAATAAAATGAAATTAAATGAAGATTTTACTATTCTTGCAAAAGAAACTGGAAATCTTGCTGAAGCAGCATTCGATGAATTGGTTCAAGGTAAATTAGAAATTGAACAAACAAATTCGCAAGCGAGTGGTGATATAAATTATGTTGAAATTGTTGGTGTTGATAGTGCTGGTAATATTGCAACATTTAAATTTAGTGCTCAATCAACACAAGGTGAGCAAGATGGTGTCTCAATTGTTAATACAGCTAAAATAATTAGTTTTAATGTAAAGGGAAATGGTTTTAGTGTTGATATGCCTGAAACAGAAAAGTCTATAATTAAATTAAATGCTGAAAGAGAAAAGGATATTGTTGATGTGGTTAGTGAATACACAACTACTGATGATAATATTCCTGATGAAGTATTTGAAGAAGCTGTTAAGTTTATTGATAAAGTACCATATAAAAAGGGTACTGAACAAATGCAAACTAATAAAGCATATGCAGATCAGAAGCCAACAAATAAAAATTTAAGAGTTAATTCACCAGAATTAGAAAAATATTTAAGTGAAATGGATGTATCTGATTTTGATGATGAAGAAGATATATTAGCATTACCACCAGATTATAGTACGAATGATATACCTCAAACAGATGATCAAATTGATCAACTAGATAGTGAAGAAGAACAAGAAGAACTAAGTGCTGAAGAACAAGCACAATATAGTCAGGCATATGATAATCTTGTTGCAAGTGGTAATGAATCACCTACTGGTAATGAAATTGCACAAGAAGTTGATAAATTAAATGGTGTTGTTAAACCTATCGAGAAGAAAAGAACAATTCCAAGAGGTGCTGAACATTTTTGGGAAGGTAATAGTATTGTTACTAATATGGATGTTGATGATGTTGCAAAACAGGGATATGAAAATTTACTTTCTAATGAGTCAAAAGAAAAGATAATTAATCATGCAAAAGAAATTCTTGATCAAAAACTTGGTATCCAGAAGTTTCAAATACCAAAAGAAGAATATTTTGTAATGGTTAAAGATTTAGCAATGCAATTATATACCAATGGTTCTACGGCTATGAATGAAACCGATTATCCTAAACAATTAGGAATTGGAAAAGAGTTTAAAACAGTATCTGATTACCCAACACCAAAAAAGAAATATAAGAAAAAACAAACAAGAATTAAAGAAGAAGATATTGAATCAGATGAAATTGAACAACTTACTAAAGACAAAGAAGAAGCTGGTGATATGATTTCTGGTGGACTTGCTGATGATAAGTTACCTAATGAATTTTGTCCAATTCAAGTTGCAAAGGGAATGAAAGTTGAAATGGAACATACTGATAACCCATTGATTGCTGTAGAAATAGTGATGGATCACCTCACCGAAGACCCAAAATATTATGGTGAAGATGATGAAGACCCAGATAAAATGGCACAAAAAAATGCGGAAAAGGATAGTGAGGAAAAAGAAGAAGAGGATGGTGATAAGAAACTGACTGATGAATTACTTGGTTATGCTTCACATAATGTTGGTGAAGAATTTGATTATGCTGCTGCTGAAAGGGATTATCATGACAGAGAAGATATGAGACAAAATCCTGAAGATTATGGTGATGATAAAGAACACCCATTGGCTGATATAATGAATAACGATGGTAGTGAAGAAGACCTATCGAAATTAAATAATGGTGAGAAAGGAAAAAATCTTGCTGAATCTGAGAAACCTAAAGAAATAATAACCGAAGAACAGGTTAAAACTGCAAGATTAGTTTTAAAAGATAGAAATTTCTTAAATGAGATGACAAAAGAAGAAGCTGTTAAAATTTTAATTAAACACAATATCAAATAATTAATATAATTTACTATAATAAAAAGACTACCATTGGTAGTCTTTTTTGTTTAAGAGTATTTATAGAAAAAACAATAATGTCAATATATAGAACATATTTCTCGAAATCAAATACATTGATTAGTGCTAATCTAACAAATAATTCACAGAACCCAGTTACTGAGATATCATATGGTACTGTGAATGGAGAAATCACTAGGTTTATATTTGATGTCGATTTTACTGAATTAATTAATAGAATTGATGATGGTAAGTTAATTCCAAATGCTGGGATGAGACATATATTACATTTAACTAATACCATTAGCTATGCTGATCAATATCTTAGTAAAAAATCATATTCAGATACAATTGATAGAGCAACAAGTTTTGATTTAGAACTTTTTAATGTAAATGAAGATTGGGATGAAGGTAGTGGTTATGATTTTCTATACGATGATGGTACTTTAACACCAAACTTACCAGTTCAGGCATCGAATTGGGAAGATAGAAAAACAGATGTTTTGTGGTCGGTTGCTGGGGCATATGAGAGTGGCACTACAGAAATTATAGGTTCTCAACGATTTGAAAAGGGAAACGAGAATATTGATATTGATATAACTGATTATGTTAATCAGAGACTATTTGGTACTGGGTATACAGGAACTACTGGCACTACAGGTGTTACCGCATACACTGGCACATCATTTGGATTAGGAATTAAATTTCCTGATGAATTTGAGGAACAATTAACTGAATTTAGACAAGCGGTTGCATTTCATACAAATAATACCAATACTTGGTATGAACCGTATATCGAAACAATTGTCGATGATACTATTAGTGATGATAGAAACTATTTTTATTTAGATAAAGATAATGATTTATATCTTTATGTTAATGTTGGTGGAATTGAACAGAATATTACTGTGAATAATGTTAATATTTATGATGAAGAAGATAATCTTATTGACACATTAACGGGGAATTCAATTACGAATGTAAGTGAAGGTGTTTATAAAATCACATTAAATATTGATTCAGACTATTATCCTGATGCTGTATTATTTAGAGATGAATGGAATTTAACCATTAATGGTAGAGATACTCAACATTCAAATAAATTCTATTTAATTTCACAAGATAAATATTATGGGTTTGATCAATCAAATGATATTGAATTTGATAATTATTTCTTTTATTTTTGGGGAATAGGTGAGGGTGAAAATATTAGTGCTGGTAATATGAGAAAAATAAAATTAACAATAAAAGAATTATATCCAAATCAAAATAATTTCTTACCTTTAGATATTGAATATAGATTATTTACTACTGCTGGAAGTAAGTATGAACTGGATGTAATACCATTTACTAAAGTAAATAGAACTAGTAATGGTTATTATTTTAATCTTGATACGTCTTGGTTAATTCCACAAACATATAAATTACAAATTAGAATGAAAAATGGAAATTATTACGAAAACAAACAAACATTATCATTCACAGTAGTTTCTAATAATTTATTCACAAATTAAATAAAAAATTAAATATTTTTTTAAAATCTCTTGTATTTATATAGAATGAAAGCTATATTTGTAGCAATTAATAATTGAAAATAATTTTACTGTAAAAACAAATTGAAAATGGAAAATGAAAAACAGACGGGCGAAGACTTGTCACAATTAAAATCAATGTTTTCTGACTACCAGAAAAAACAAAAACAAAACAGAAAATCACGTGAAGACCTTTTAACAAAATATTTCGTTCCACGAAATACAAAAGAAACCTTCAGAATTCTTCCACCAAAAGCGGGTAAAAAATATATTGAAGAAGCATTCTTCCATGTTATTACCACTAATGCTGCGGGTGGAAAGAAAAAACACGGCACAGTAGTTTACTGTCCTGCTCATAATGACCCAAAAGTGCCTAAATTAGATGCTGAAGGTAAAGCATTATTAGATGTTAATGGTGCTCCAATTTTAGTACCAGCACCATGTCCTTTATGTAATAAATATCACACATTACTGAAGAAACAAGACCCCTCATTAAAAGGTGTTAAGAAAGAAACCATGAATGAATTTCAACTAAAGGTTAAAGCCAAAAATGATGAAATTTATAAGGAAGCAATTAAATGGGAAACTAAGAAATTTTATATTGTTAGAGGTATTGATAAAGGTGCTGAAAAAGATGGTGTTAAATTTTGGAGATTTAAACATAACTATAAAAATCAAGGCACACTTGATAAACTTCTCCCTATCTTAGAGGATTATGTAACAACACATGGTGCTGATTTTTCTAGTGCTGAAAATGGTACTGATCTTAATATCATTATGACTGATAGTGAGTTTAATGGACATGTTTATAAAGCAATTTCAGCAATCACAGCTAAAGGTAAATCACGTTTACATTCAGACCCACATGTTATGAGAGCATGGCTTGAAGATGATATTACTTGGAGAGATGTATTCTTACCTAAAAAAGCACCAAACACTACGCCATATGAATATCTTGAAATGGCTGCTATGGGTAATAGTCCTTATTGGGAAGATACTGACCAAACGAATAAACATTGGGTATTCCCGGGTAATCCTGATCTACAGGAAAGAGCCAACACACGTACTCAGAATCTTGATAATACTGAAAAGGAGTTTGAACAAGCAAGTGATTTGAAAGAAGAATTACCAAGAGTAACTATCAGTAACATAACACCTGAAAAGGTTGGTGAGTTCACTGATGATGCAAGTGATATTGGTAAGGAAGTTATTGCTGAAACAAAAGTAGATAACGATGTTCCCGAAACTGAAGTTAAAACTAATGTTGAAACTGAAGTGGTTGATGAAGATACTGATCCCGAATATGATGATCTTCCATTTTAGTAACTAACTGAAAACTAATAAATGTTAAAATAAAATTAAACTTAAATGTCCATTCTCGAATGTAGGATGGACATTTTTATAAAATTTAAATTATGGTAAAAAAGAAAATAGATGAAGTACCAACCAATTCAGTTAGAAAACCAACAAAAAAGAAAAGTTTTAGTCTTGATGATTTTAAGAAAAAAATTGGTGCAACAACAGTCGAATCAAAAAAATTAACTTGGATTCCAATTGATGATGGTTTAAAGGAAGCAACTGGTATGCCCGGTGTCCCAAAGGGATATGTAACCCTTTTTCGTGGTTATTCTAATACTGGTAAATCAACAGCATTAATGCGTTCAATTGTCAATGCCCAAAAAATGGGTGATTTTCCAATTATTATTGATACTGAAAACAACATCGATGAACATAATGAACGTCTAACTAATATGGGATTTGATTGGGATGGTGAATATCTTTTAGTGAATAATAATTATCTTCTAAAGAATTATGGGATAGTTCAAAATAAAGAAAGGAAAGAAGCGAGTATTGAAGACATGGCAAAAGCAATTTATGACTTCCTTGATGCCCAGAAATCAGGTGTATTACCACGAGACATATTTATTGGAATTGACTCTATTGGTACATTAAATTGTATTAAAACTATTGATGCTTTAGAAAAAGACACTAGCGACAATAATATGTGGAACGCTGGTGCGTATGAAAAAGCATTTATGTCACTTCTTAATAATGCAGTACCGAACACACGTAGAGTTGATAGTGAGTTTACTACAACAGTTGCTGCTGTTCAAAAAATTTGGTATGATAGTATGAATAAGGTTGTTAAACATAAAGGTGGTGAAACATTCTTCTTTGGTGCAAGACTTATTTATCATTTTGGTGGAATTATTACTCATGGAACACGTAGAGTAACAGCAACAAGTAAAAAACGTGACTTAAATTTCGGCTTCGAAAATAAAGTTAATATTGCTAAGAATCATGTTGATGGTGAATGGGGTGGTATTTCTCTTGAAGGTAAAATTATTTCCACACCAACAGGTTTTATTTATGGTGATAAAGATAATGAAGCACAATATAAGAAAGAAAACATTCTATATTTCCGCAATAAATTCGAAGACAATACATTAACTGCTGATGATATCGAATTTAAATCTAAAGCAATGGATAATGATGGAAACGTGTCATTTGAAGATGAAATAATTGAAAGAAACACAACTGTTGAAGAGGAAAGTGATTAATGAAAACAAGAACACTATTAATTGATGGCTCATATTTATTAAAACGTTCTTTTCACGGAGCAAGAGATATACAAACCACTAATTTTGGACATATTGGTGGTTTGTATTCTTTTTTGACTACTGTTCGTAAGATGATTAAAGATCACATGATTAATAAGGTAGTGTTAGTTTGGGATGGTGAAGGTGGTGGAATCTATCGACATAGAATTGATAAAGCGTATAAAGCCAATCGTAAAACTAAAGAATGGCATAAGAAAATCGAAATGAATGCTGCGGAACTTCGTAGAGAAAAAGCAAAAGAAGAATCAATTTTAAAACAACGAAAAAGAGTTCAAGCATATGCTGAAGAATTATTTTTAAGACAAATTGAGATTGATGATATTGAGGCAGATGATTTGATTGCAGCATATTGCATAGAACATAATAATAAAGAAGAAATTTTTCTATATTCAAATGATAGGGATTTTGCACAACTACTTGATTTGAATATTACAATAATATTTCCGAACATACCACAACCAGTAACAAAAACAAATTATATTATGTATTTTAATCATCATTACACCAATGCTTTAGTGATGAAAATTATTTGTGGTGATTCTGCTGATAATATTGTTGGTGTTGGTGGGATTAAGGAAAAGGGTCTTGTGGAAAAATTTCCTGAACTTAAATTTAAAACATTAACGGTAAGAGATATTTGTAAACGTGCAGATGAAATTCAGAAGGAACGCATTAGTAAGAAATTAAAACCGTTAAAAGCATTACAAAATCTAATATCACCAGAGGGTGTTGAAAGACTTAAAATGAATTTTCAACTTACCAATCTTAGAGAACCTATGCTTAATGAAGAAGCAAGAGAAGAACTACTACAACTCGAAGTACCTTTATCACCCGAAGACAGAGGGAGCAATAATTTACTTAAAATGATGAACGAAGATCAATTTTTGAGTATATATAATAGTAATTTTGTACAATATGTTGAACCATTTTATACTGTAATTATGCATGAAAAGGATTTACTTACAGAGTATTATAAAAATAATAAGGGTAGATTATAAAATCCCTTTCATATTAAAAGTATTCTATTTATATTTGTAATAATTAATAATAATTAAAATAATAGAAATGAACGAAAATGAATATAGTAACATGTTTAGATTTTCATTAACACAAGGAGATGTTTTGTTATGTGAAACAGTATTTAATGCAGATGAGTTTAATCCGTTCACAAGATATTCAATTGATATTAGAGATATTCTTCCACGAACAATTAATAGGTTACAAAAAATTTTATCAAAACGAAATTATGATGTTATTGCTGATGTAGGAAGAATTGATCTTTCTAATGAAGAAAATCATGTATACGATCTACATACTTATCATCAACAGATGATAAATAGATATCCAGCACACTATAGAAAGGAGATGCATTATAATCCAACACCAATAATTCAGAAAATCGATGAAAAAACAATCAGGGGTGTTGAATGTAAAATTGGATTATATATTAATGAGAATCCAATTGTTGAAAGATTATTTTATGTTGATGGGTTCAATCCCATTGCTAAAGAATCTGTTGAATTAACAGAGACTGTTCTTTATATTGTTAATATCATAAAAAATAAAATTAAACGAAGCGATATTAAAAATATGTGGGATGATTATGATTTGATTAATAAGAGAGGGTTTACAATTAACCAAATCAGGGAATTCACAATAGGTAAAAGAGAATATTTATTAAGGGAACTTAAAAGATAAATCACATATTGAGACGAGGATTATCATTCTATATTCCTCTAACAATCATACTTAACTCTAAATCCTCGTCTCATTATAACTATTTTTAATATGGAAGAAAACAATAATAATAATAATACAATTTCAGCATATTTAGGTGTTGAATTCCAAGAACGTCTTATATGGCAATTATTAGTAGAACCAGAATTTGCCGAAAAAACTTTACCCGATTTAGAAATTGAATATTTTGATAATTTTCTAATTAAAAGATTATTCGTAATTATTCTGGAATTTTATAAAGAGTTTGATAAAGTCCCAAACTTACAAAATAAAAGTATTCATCAAGCAATTCATAATTACAAAACACCTAATAATTCAATTGAAGAAGAAACTTTATTTGGGTTAATTAAACGGATTGAGTTATGGAATGAGATGATCATTAATAAACAAATGCATTACGATGGTGATATTGTACAAAAAGCAACTCATGGGTTTATTAAACAACAAGAATATCGTAAATTAGCTGAATCTATTATAGATAATGTTAAGAATGGTGGAATAAAAAATAAGTATGTTATTAATGGTATTGAAGAAAAGTTTCAAAAAATAAGTCATATTGGTGAAGAAGATGATGATTCTGAATCAGTTACCGAGGGTATTAGTAAAGCATTAAGAAAAGAATTTAGACAAACAATACCAACTGGTATTAAAGTTATCGATGCTCTTACTGGTGGTGGATTAGGTAGAGGTGAAATTGGTGTAATATTAACACCATCTGGTGTTGGGAAAACAACAGCACTTACAATTATTGCAAACACAGCATATGAACAAGAAAAGAATGTTCTTCAAGTTATTTTTGAAGATACTAAAGATCAGATTAAACGTAAACATTATACGATTTGGGCAGAAAGTGCATTAAGTAAACTTGATGAGGATGAAGAAAATAAAAGAGTTTTTGATATTTCGACTAGAAAGGTTAAAGAATTAGAAGGGAAAGGGAGACTAATCATTAAAAGATTTAGTCAGGAAGATACAACAATGAAGGATATTCGTAATTGGATGATCAGTTACGAAAAGAAGTGGGGTTTTAAATTTGATTTACTTGTTTTAGATTATCTTGATTGTCTGGAATCACATAAAAAAGAAGATAGACATGAATCGGAATTAACAATTATTAAAGGTTTTGAAGCATTATCATCAGATTTTGATATTCCAGCATGGACAGCTATTCAAAGTAATAGAAGTGGTTTTGGTTCTGAGTTTGTAGAAGCACACCAAAGTGGTGGTAATATTAAAAGGATTCAGAAAGCACATTTTTTCATGAGTGTTGCTAAAACACAAGAACAACAAGAAGCAAATTTTGCAAATATTAGAATAATTAAAGCAAGATTCGCTAAAGATGGACAAGCATTCGAAGATTGTACATTTAATAATGATACAATGCAAGTTATTATAAATGATGCAAAATATGCAAATGTTAAAGCATATAGTAATATAAAACATTATGATGATGCAAGTTCTTTAGAGAAGAAAATGGATAAATTAAAGGATACATCGTCTGATGCAAAAATACATGTTGCTATTAATAAAATAGATAATACTGATTTAAATTCAATGTTAATTAATAATGCTAGACCTGAAAATAATGATGCTGTAAATGATGTTGTAAATGATGCTGTAAATGAGGGTGTAAATCTGATTGAAGAAAAACCAAAAATAAATATTGAAAAAATATTAGAACTTGAAAAGAATTTTGTTGACCCTGATGAACTAGAAAAGGAAACTGATGTAAAAAAAATGTTAGTGAAAAAACGTAATTATCAGACAGTTATACCTAAAGATGAAAAATAAATTATAATTTTCTATAACTTTTTAATATTTCTAAGTATTTATTTTCCCAGAGAGTTGTATAATTTATAAGATTTTTTTTTAAAAACATTTGCATATTAAATAAAAGTATATTATGTTTGCAGAGTCTTATGACAACGTTCTTTAAAATGATTTAAAATATAAAAGGAAACTGTATGTTATTTCAGTATAATTAACTCAGTTGGTTAGAGTAATTGCCTTCAAAGCAAAATGTCGTCGGTTCAAATCCGTCATCATACACCAAAATATAACAAACAAATTGTCCTTTTTACAATATATTGCGGGTTGGTAGAAGTTGGTATCTCGCTTGGCTCATAACCAAGAGGTCGGGGGTTCGAGTCCCTCACCCGCTAAGTAATCGAAATCAAAGCACCTGCACGTGGTGGTTACTGCATAACACTTTTGTGTTAACTAAGAGTTTGATGAGTTTTTTGACATAGTGGTTGAGTAGATTTTGAATTTTCATATTCAAAAGATGTGAAATTTAATCTCATTTATGTTTTAATATAAATACTTGAAATTAAATTTCGAGTCCCTCACCCGCTACTAGTTATACTCGGTAAAGCCTCTTACGAAAGTAATGTAACCGAGTCAAGTTCTTTAAAATAATAATTGGGAAGATAGCAAAACAAAAACAAAAAATACTATCTAACTACTCTCTTAATTGAGAGAACTCTTGGTGTTTTCAGTAATAGGTAAAGCGTTTGAGTTGAAATCAAAAGATTATGGGTTCGAGTCCCATTCTTCCCACTAAATCCAAGAATCTGAACAACATGGGAAAGGATTCTGAAATTGAATGAACATGAAAAGGCTGGCAAACCGATAAATTACATACCAAGTAGTGCCTCACATAATTACAATGTTCAATGGATTTAAAATATATAGGGAAAACGTAAAGTGTTTACAGTAATAATTGGTGGTTCGAATCCATCTATCCCCACTAAGAATAATAAACTTGGGGATATAGACAAACTGGTAAAGTCAAAAGTTTTGAATACTTTGAATAAAAAGCAACAAATACTTTAAACCTGTTCCCTAAGTTATTGAGTGAAATATTCGCTCAACGTTTTTGGTTGTTGGTATCAGATTTTTTCACAAAAAAGGGGCATACCACCTAACATTTGAAGTGTGTTTTAAACACAAATGGTTATGAATGGTTTTTATCAGTAGAAGTACTGAGTTTTTTCAAAAAATAAAATATAAGGAAGAACTTGTTGTGTATACAGTAAATTGAAATTTCTCGCCCATTGAGTGGCGAGACAAAAGTACCAAAATACAACAGAACTTCTTCTCTTTAATGAGAAGTTGATATATCCTTAAAGAAATGGGCGGGTTTAATACAGAAATGTATTATAGTTCGCCCATTTTTTTTTCATTTTTTTGTAATATAATGAAAAAAAATTCGTATAATTGTAAATTAATATAAATTATAGTATTATGGAAAATTTAGTATTATCACAAACTATGGTAAGTAAAGTTAAACAATCATTAATTGATGGATTAACTATTGCATCTGGTGCAAAAAGCAGTGCAACATATTACCACGGAAAAGACGAACAAATGAAAGCAATCCAGACTCAAATTTTGAATCTGTATAAACTTTCAAAAGAACTCCCATTGATTATAGCATCACAAAAAGGTGCTACAGGTCGATTTGTATCTGAAGTATTGCTTAACGAGTTTAAGCAAACCTTAAAGGGTGGAGCATGTAATATTGTTAACCCAATTGATTGGTATGATAATGGTTTAAGTGATAAGGCTGTTCTTAGTGCATTAAATAATCTTGGTGAAAATGGTTTACCATATGTTCTTCGTCTTTTTGTTGATTTGAAGAATGCAAGAGTTAATAACGAAAGAACGAGAAAAATTGTTCTCGGATTTATCTGGGGTCAAGATAATCTTGAATTCTATGCTATGAAGTATCGTAACAAAATTGCTCAAATTTTGAGACACACTTATGGTATTAAGAAAACATCAATTCTACTTTCAATTGCTCAGAAGCAATCATATACCAATGGTTTATTTGATAGCGACAAGGAATTGTCAATTGCAAATGAATTGATACTCAAATATTTTAATGGTGACTCAATTCGAGCATTTAAACTATTATTATTCTTATTTAAAAAGAATGGTGTTGAATATGGTGTAAATGAGTTTCCAATTTTGAGTGAATATCAGAAAGCACAAACAGATATTACGAATATTAGTGTGATTCCAGAAGAAGTTCTTCTTGGTTTAATTTCAAGTGTGAAACATCCACAGTATCACAATATGTGGAGTACTGACATTCAGAAAGAAGCAACAAAGGCAATGATTCGTAATAATGTGAAGGTAACTTCAATTAATCAACAGGTTCGTCAAACAAAATCAACTGCAAAGTTGGGTGTTCAAAAACATGTTGAAATTGAAAAAGCGACAGATTTCTTAGCATTATACAAGACTGGATATGAAACAGGAAGTTTCACTCCAACATTAGTTGGTGCTATCAATGAACTTGCTAAGAAGAAGAAAATTACTGGTTTTCATTATCAGAATATTGGTATTATCTTAGATGATAGTGTTTCAATGACTGGTCACAAGGCAGAGTCAAAGAATACACCAAGAGCGATTGCTGATTTCACATCAAAGGTACTTACTGAATCTACGAAAGAATCAGTATTGGTTAAAACAAATGATGAAACTACTGATATTGCAACATCATTTATTGAACTTTTGAAGTATGAAAACCCAAGAAAGGCATATGATGCAATCTTCATCTTAACTGATGGATATGAAAATGCTTATGATGGTTTGACAAATGAGGTTATTTCAATTTATCGTCAAGAAACTGGAAATCAAGTACCAATATTTCAAATTTCACCAATTACTGGTGCTGAAATGGGTGCAAATGTTCGTCCATTGGGTCAAGGTGTTGTTACAATGGCAATTAATAATCCAATTGCAATACAACCACAAATTAGTGCAAGATTGTTAGAAATCGACACTAAACGTTGGTTGGAAAATCAAGTGTTGGCTCTTGAAGCATCACCTGTTAAGAGAACGAAAAAAAATTATATTAACGCATAAAAACAAGTATTATGAATACAAGAGATTTTACAGAATTGTTAAAAGGTTGTCGTCCTATCAAGGATAGTGAAGGTAACATTATAGTTCAGTCAATTATGAACATGCAAATTGTGTGTCTTACAACTGACAAAGAATATTCATTGGATACTCGTTTTGCTAATCCACTTACTTCTCTTATAGCTGGTAATCAGAATTATGGCGAAATTAATTTTTCTAATAAGGAAAATAAGGAAGTTATTTTACCTACTCAGATGGCTGTTATGACAAAACAGTCAGCACAGAACCATAGTATGATAAAAGCAGGTTATCTTGCTAAAAATGCTAGTGTTACGTATCGTGATGCTGGCTGCGTACAGGGTTCACAAGATGGTCATTTTCGTGGTTCATCTGAATTTCGAATGATTCCAATTACTATTCGTGAAATGTTATTTGATAGTGTTGGTAAAAATGAAGATTATTCACGTACTTACCCAGCTATTCGTAAACTTGGTCAAGATACTAATTCAAATACTTCTGAATATCTTGATAAGTATTTCAGTAAGTATGAAAAAAAATTGGAAGAGTTTATTGCTCATTTCGAACGACCAAAAAATTTAATTGGTACAATTGTATTGATTGATGGTGAAATAGTTGCGATTGATAAATTCCCATCATTCACATATGCTGAACAAGTGTGGGATGTAATGATTCGTGACTGTTATGGTGCACTTGCAGTTATTAGTGAATTGAAGGATAAGTCTGCTGGACAGGAATTTACTTCAACCTATAATGATCTGAAAAGAAATCATAATACAAATGTTGTTGATTTGCTTGAAAAAGCATTGAAAAAAACAAAAGCAAGTATAACTAAATCAGTGAGTGATAAGATTCAAGAACTTCTTGAATTAACATTTGATGCAAAACTTGATAGCGAAGGACAATCAACATCAACATATGCACCAAAATCATATATTTTGAAAACTGAAGGTTATGTTGGTCAAGTACTTACAGAAAATGAATTTAATCATCTTGTTAGTGTTGTTAAACGAGAAAAGTTTGACCCTAATGCACTTCGTGAAGTTAACGAGTTGAGAACTAAAGCTCGTAGACAAGATAGGTTTACTCTTTAGTAACATATATGTAATTAATAATGAACCCCATAAGTTAAATCTTATGGGGTTTTTACATTTCTACTGTTTTTAATCTATTTTTTTTGTATTTATTATAAATGTAACTGAAGTGAGAGCTTCAGATTTGGTAATTTACTGAACGGTCATTAAGTTAACAAAAAATTTAAATAATAAAAGGAATTTAAAAACAGAAAATATGGGATTTTTTGCAAGACCTCGCCTTAGTGATGAACAATTCGTTCAAAATAAAGATGATGTATTAACGCTAAGTGGTCAGACACGAATAGCAACAACAACTGGTTTAACATTAACCGATGGTTCAGGTGGAAATATTATTATTACAGCAAGTGGTGCATCAACTAATTTTGATGTACTGACTTATTGTAATGGTGTTATTAGTTTACAAACACCCACAGCAAGTGGTGGTAGTGGAACATATACTTGTGCATCACCTACAACATGTACTGTTGGTGGTTTACCTGCTGGTACACCAATATATGGGTCTGGTATTACCACAATACTTCAATGTATTTTAACACCAACACTTAATCCAACATTAACATCACCATCAATTTCGTCATTTACAATAAATCCAACATCATTAATATATGAAGTAGGAAGTGTTGCTAATATCACAAGTACAACATGTTTTAATGCTGGTTGTATTAATCCACAATATACTTCAACAAGTGATTGTAGAAGTGGTGTTCCAGATTATTATCGATATTCTAATTTTGGGGTAGTTGCTTGTGTAACTAATCCAGTAGATAATGATGTATATTCATTTGGTGCACATACTATAACAAATGGTAGTAACACAATTTCTGCAAGAGTTTATTATAATGCTGGTGTACAACCATATGATAGTAATGGTAGTGCATATTCTTCACCATTACCTTCGGGTTGTACAAGTACTGTAAGTAAAACAATAACTGGTCTTTATCCTTGGTATTGGGGAACTGAAGCAAGTGGTGGTGCAGCATCAGGAGTAAATAGACCTTCGGCATGTTGTATTAAAGATGTAATAACTGGTGGAACATATACGTGTAAATGTGTTGCTTCAAGCACCAGCACATTACAAGTTAATTTTGGTAGTAGTTCAGATGATTATATTTGGTTTGCAATACCTCAAGCAAGTACATCTAAAACTATATGGTATGCTGATGCCCTTAATAATGGTAGTATTGGTGGTGCAGTAAGTTCAGGTGGAAACCTATTTCCAGACCCTGATTTAACAACAAATATTACAACAGTATGTTGGAGTGGTCAAACATATAAAATATATATTAGTAATTATCAAAGTGCTTCGGCAGTATCAATGGAATTAAGAAATAGTTAAAATATAAAGATATGGCAATAATATTAAATGATAACATAAAAATAAATGCTGGTAAACCTAGTGAATCAAAATATTTGTCAAGTGGTAATACAGCATTTACTTCAGTAAGTGAGGTATATACTCAAATACCAATTAGTGAAAGATATCTTGGTTTAACTGTTCTTCTTGATAGTGGTGGGTCAAATGTTGAGTATTGGTGGAAAGAAGGTGTTCTGGACACTAATTTGATAGAGAAAAAATTTGCATCAGAACAACTTGTTGGTGATTTTATTACGGGAGCAACTAATTTAGGTTATTTTAGTGGATATACTGGAATACAAAATTTAGATTTATCAGGAAGTGGTTTTTTAATAGGTGATAGAGGTTTATATTATTCAGAATATAATTATTATTATGCTGATTCTAGTGGTATTATTAGAATTGGGAGTTCTTCAAATGATAACCAATTTAGACGAGCATATGTAAATGCAGGTAGAACTAAATCTTGGATTTATAATGTTGGAACTACTGCTTGGGAAGTGAGTTCTAATGATGTTATAGCAAATGTTGGAAATAGTATAATTGTTAGTCCTCATACTGGTTATGTTTTTACTGGAGTAACATGGAGTGGTTCAGAAGGTAGTGCTACTGCTTCAGTAACGGCAGATGGAAGTCTAATAACTGGTGATACAATTACAATAGGTAATGCAATTTATTCCGATAAATCAGATCAAAATCTTCATCTTAGAACAATAATAAATGATACACCAGAATTTCTTAACATAGAAACTGATGATAATTTTATTAGATTTTCAGGGGTGTCTTCAGTAATTAATGGTCAAAATTTTGGTACTGGTCACAACGTGTTTACTGGTAAAACCGATACTACTATGGGTTTCAGAACACTGAAACAAAGCGGTGATACAACAATTTCATTGGCTAGTGATGGTAGTTTAATAATATATAGTAGTTCAAATGGTTCAACAGATACAATTACTGGTGCAACTAATGTAGGTAGTGGTACGACAATTTATAGTGGTACAACAGATAGAAATTTACAATTTAATTCACTTATAGGTAGTGGAACAACATCAATATCGAAAGTTGGTGATGATGTGATTATTTATAGTAGTGGTGGAACTGGTAATGATAATTGTTATGATTTATCAAGTCCATCAGTAATTCCTGTTGGTGGAATATGTACTGGGACAGTTTTAACAGGAAAAACAAGTTTTCAACTTTGGGAAGAATTATTAGTGCCAGAATTATGTGGAACAATTACAGCACCAAGTACAACAAGTGTTGGTTTAAGTGTATCTGGATTGCGTGAAATTGATGAGAGTATTTCACAAACAGTTACAATTAATTTTAGTCGTGGTTGTATTAATCCACAATATTGTAGTGTTTCTGATAAACGAAGTGGTATTCCAGATAGTTATTGTTTTAGTGGTGCTGGTATGCCGTCAGGTTTTATAAACTGTTCAAGTTTAAGTGCAAGCTATACAAATGCAGCTTATGATGTTTTAATTGGTACACAAACATGGGGTGGTTGTACATGCTATAATGCTGGATTACCTGCATTAAGTAGTAAGGGTACTGAATATTGTAGTGCATTAGCTGCTGGAATTACATGTGCTAAAAGTAATACAATCGTTGGTGTGTATCCAATATACGGTACAACATCATCAATTAGTGTGTTAACAAAACAGACACTACAAAATATGTCAACAGCAAATAACATTCAATTAAGTTTAGTTGCTGATTCAAGTCCAAATAAACAGAAATTTGAAATACCATGTGCATGGCTTGGTGCACCAACTAATAGATCATTAGTTGGTGTGTGTCAATGGAATGCTGTGTCATCTCAATGGGAATACCCCGGTGGGTCAGCAGGAACATCATTATCATTATGGACACCAAGTTCTACAACTGAAACAGTTCAAGTTAA